GTGTGCACGGCAAGTACGTCGTGTCTTGGCTCCGTTAGGAACACGTCCGATTCTGGCAGTCTCAACATATTTTGTGTGTTGGGAGTGTACAGACGTCGGTTGTGTCTCACGGCTGCTAAGGCTTTGTACGTGTTCTTCTTTGACTTGAAGATGCGCTCTGTCGGTATATTACTATCGAAGAACGTGTTGAAAGTCAAGAGTGCTGTGTATTTTCTGTAGGCACGGGCCCCTTCGTGGTCTTTGTCTGATGTGTTCATCTCTGGTTTGATGGAGTGGCGTAATGCCTCTTTCCTTGTCATCCAGAGACTGTCATCTGCGAGGGAAACCGGGTTCCGTACATGTTGATTGTTCCAATTAAGGACAATCGAGTACGCGATCCGGAGATCCTTCTCTGAGTTCTTGTATCCATCATTCACCTTGGGAAGTCCCAAGCCCCCAATCCACTCTGGTAAGAACCAGGGCAGATGAGTGGCTTTGAGGACATCTTCGTGTGATTGAAGGAAAATCCGGAACGCAGAGTCTCGCAGGGTCTCAGGGCAGGTCTTGATCAGATCTTTCGAGCGAGCTCCGAGGGAATTCATTCCCCAGATATCGCTGAGAGACAGGTTAGACCGATTCACCTTTTTGGTCCCTCGGACTTGGAAGGTGCGCCCCAGTGCGAGACCCATGTTGACGAATTGGCTCTTCTTGTAAGGGCACATCCTCACAATGGTTGACCCGTCGGCTCGTTCCACTTCTTTGGGAATGAACTGCTCGGGATCCTTCAGAACAGAGTAATGTCTGGAGTTGATCGTGAACCAATCTTGTGAGACAAAGGTTTTTCCGATACTTTCGGAAAGGCCTACAAATGCGGTGCAGACACCCCATGTAGCATAAATGTCACATGTGGACCGCATCACTATATCGTCGCCGTTTACGCCGAGGGCAGCGTTGTACAAGGGAATGCGGGCAAAGCTGGCTGGGGTGTTTAAGGAACGGATCTTCCGTTTCTGAAACAACTCAATCTTTCTTGCCAATTCCATTGCATACCTGCTCAGAGCGACGTTCACTATGCAAAGAATAGGGAAACTCGTTACACTGCCCATGAGTTGCCCGTTCTTTTGAGGTCGAATTTCCGAAGCGTGACCGCCTTCCTTCTTGTCCCAAACCAGGTTGTTCCTGGTGAGAGACTTCAAGAAGAGGTCCCGAACGTCGTCTGTGAGTTGGAGCACATCGGAGACAGCATTTACTGCTGCCTCTGAGGCTTCAGCCCGGATCTTGTTCGTGGCCGCGGCATAGTCACCACTGAGAAAGTAATCAGTCTCAGTAGCAGGCTTTGCCTTCAGGATATTCATTAGGACCTCCTCGGAGTCAGGTGTGCCGATTAATTTGCACACATTACTCTCATGACTCTCGAGGGTTCTTTGCATAACCTTCTGTAATTTCCTCAAGAAGGTTTGCGCGTATGGCTGATGGACAGAGATAACTCTCACCTTCAAGGCTTCAGGAAGGCCAAGAAGTTTGATGTTCGTGGATTCGCTCTTTGCTCGATCGAAGATGCGCCGGGTCATTTCCCGGGTCGCATCCTCGAGTAAAGAGTCGTTTATAAGGTATTGGTGATTAAGCCACTCCTTATTTCCCACTGAATCAGGCTCGCCCTCCCCGATCCATTCAGTCCAGTCGACGCGCGTGTCGTTCGACGACAGAGCCTCTGGGGGCTCTATAATTTCCCAGTTGAGACGTTGTCCCCGAGGTCCACCCTGGATCTCATTAAGGACTCGAGAGAAATACCTCTTGGTCCGGGACACGTCTGCATAAAGACGGAAAGGAAACTTGGTCACCCGGCCCGATGAGGCCAGGTATTCAGGATCAGTTGTTTGCCAGAATTTAATGTCTAGCTTTCCCCTGATACTGAGATCATTCTCCTCTCCACGATGAAGTGAGAACTCCAACTGAGTTCCACTGAAGGAAAGACCCATCACATAGGCTTCGAGTATCTGCTCGACCATGTGAGTGACGACCATCTCCTTCACGTTGAGCCCCAGGATCTCCGGTCTCCTCTCTGACATAGAGAGGAGCTCGAAAGAGTCCTGGAAGAAGCTCTCCGCATTGGAGAAGTCATGACGCAGATCAGACTCGATCACCTGATCAAAGAGTAACTCCGGGAAACGGAAACTCTTGATCTCTTGATTGAGACTGTCTCTGATCTCTCTTGACCATACATGGCCGAGAGACAAGAGACCCCCAGGGGAGGAGAGACCGTTTAGGGTCTCTCCATCATTCCGGATCACTTCGTGTGCTCCGCCCCTGGTCCGTGACTGAATGTAGTTCGCGGACGCACTGGGAAGACTCATCACTGAAAAATCAGTGATCTTCTTGAGAGGATTGACTCCTTTGAAGAACTCTTCCACCGTGCGTCGGATCTGCTCAGTCATGACTTGAAAGTCGATCTTTCCTTCCACCCATTTCCTGACTAATGCGTCTCTCTTGAGATCGCGCGCAGGATCGGCTTCTCTTCCCTCCTCACTGAGGAGGTAGGTCTCGAGGTCGATGACGGAGGACACCTTCAACTCTGAAGTTGTCAATCGTTCCTCGTCCTCAATCTCCTGGGCGTCCGCCCAGGAACCTACCCCCCCGACGAGACCTCCGATGTCAATCGGAGCGCCTCGAAGGCGAGGGGGGTCGGTCGTCAATGCGACGAAAGTGTCCCGTTCGGAACTCACAATGAGAGATTCCGAAGCCGGAGGCGCTGCCGTCTTGCATTGAAGTAAGGTGTGACAAAGTTGGACACGTCGCTCGGGATCACTCCCGGCGCGACATTCTGACTTTATCCACCTTCCGCATCGACCGGTGAGAAGTAGGCTTGGATTTACCAAGCCTTCAGTACCTTCAGGTGGTTCCGGGATCTTGTGACCGAGATGGGTTTTTGGCATATTCGCTGCGAAAGCAGCGGCCAATTTCCATTTAGTCCATTTGATCCATGGATCCTGAGGGTACTTCCTGGGATTCATCAGACCTATGCGCTTCAGCC